AAAGAATACGTTTCTCATCCTGACGAGTTTGCTCACTCAGAAGTCTCTAAAGCTATTGAAACTACTTGCAGGGAACTTGGTTATCCTGTAGTTGTAAAAAGGAAGAAAAAACAAATACTAATTCTTGAAGACAAAGAAGCCGTAGATTATTTATGTAACAGAGCCGAATCAGCCTTACAAAATTTTAAGAAAAAAACACATAGGTTACACGTTGATATAGATGAAGAAAAATTATCTGAGTTTGATAAAAAACAATTTGAACATAAAAAAAATTACTACACTCTTGTTCAAGGTCATATCATGCAAGGTCAAAAGTCCTTAAAAGAAATGAGAAAAAGAAAACAACTAGAGGGTAATTAAACATGGGGCTATGAAGAGTTTTTGGTGAGTTTTCGCTTCATGTAAGACCCCTCACTTTTAGTAGATTTTAAGCCAAATTAAGCTAAAATAGAATGAAATTATCCTTATCTATGCCTTTAACATTTAACAGTAAACAAATTGATAAAGTTGTCTCGATTGATGATGTCGGGTCTTTATCTAATCCAGAAGTTTTGTTGTTAAAAGATGAGCTAATGACAGCCATCAAAAGTATGGATGACTATATTAAGAAATTTAAACAGGAAAAACAAGAAAATTATGACAAAGATTGGCATCAAAAAGTAAGACGCAAACAGCAGGTATGCAAAGCATTTTTGTCGCAAATTATAAGTTTAGATCACGATGAAAGTTTATTTAGATCTATTTATGATAAACATTTCTCGCAAATTATCCTAGAATATATAGATAGGAACGAGTTTAGAACTATCCACAATAAAGCACGTTCTTTAGCTATTGCTGAATTAGAAAAGATAACATGACACCAAAACAAAGCAAAAGATCTGAACGTAAGCTAAATAAGCTTAGAGAAAACAAGCTTGAAGAATTAGCAAAAAAATTAGACTCTGATATTAGAGGTTACGATCACATTGTTGAATATGCAGATAATCATACTGCAAGTCTTCGTAGTGATTGGGTAGATGAAAATATTAGAACTATTATCTTGAAACATAACTACAACGTAAATAAGGTTGCAAAAATGTTAATTAGAGATTTTACTGATAAAGAACAGGAGATAGCAGAAAATGAAATCGAATAATTTTCCTGATAAAGAAATACTGGCAATGACACCTGATATGGAAGGTGTTACAAGACCACTAAAAGATAAAAAAACAAAAAAATTTACTTTTATTGTTAAAGGAATAGGAATAGGAACTGCGCCAATGAAAATATCTACTTATGCAGAGACACAAAATAAAGCTGTTAAATATATTAAGGCTAGATGGAAAGATTGTAGTTACGAATTGATATAAAACTGAGAAAAAATCTTGTATGTCACACATTTAGCCTGCAAAGGTAATTTTGGAGTCCAGCCAATATATTATGGTCTTACATATAAATTTAAAGGGTGGTTTTATGACGGAAAAGTTGTCTATCTCAGCAGAACATTTGAGACACGATCAGAAGCACAGGCAGCAGCAGAAAAACTTAGGTCAGATCGTATGTTGCGGTAATCATGTATTTAGAGTTATAAATGGAACAAGATATTGGTTAAGTCCTCCACCTGATGACTACGAAGCATAAAACAAATGGCTTCTCTTAGATACCATGCTGGTCGCATGGTTCTATATGAAGAAGAGCCTACAGTATGGCGAGTAAAAATAAAAACAAAAAAAGGTAAGCTTAATTTACCGCTAAAAGCAAAAGAGTTAGAGCCTGCACTTATTGAGGCAGAATATTTATACGCAGATGCTAGATGTATGAGCAGAGATCATCCTCTTTGTATAGATTGCATACATCATTTAGTTATAAAAGCAGAATGTGGTCTTGGTATGCCAGAAGGTAAAGCTAGTGGGGGAGTCTGGGCGAAGGATTGCGCTTACTTTTGGGAGAGGAAGATTTAGGATCTATTTTATCTATATGATCTCCAGCTTGATTTATTATCTTCACTAATCTGAAATTTTCTTTAGCAAATGCACTTATAAGATCTGGTATGTCGTTAGGATCAAGAGTTTCTATAACATGACGTAAAAATATCTCCACCTGTAATTCCTCTTCTAATGTAACGTCAGCTAAAACCCAAGGCTCAACTTTTCGCCTTTTTTTTGCTTGTTTGTTGAACCAGTTTGACCAAGGCATTACAAGTTTCATTACAAGTCCCTCCAATCACACACTAACGTACTGGTCTAATAAGGCAACAAAGCTATACTTAGCTTAGTTACATTATTAAATTATGGCTCCGATGGGCAAAGGCACTTACGGAAGTAAGGTAGGAAGACCTAAAAAGAAAAAGAAGAAAAAGTAATTATCTGCCCGGAAACAAAGCTTTTTCTAACATATCGCAAAGGCGATCATCTACTGTATTATCAGTTTTTTTAACCATAGCTCGTACTATATCAAGTGCGAGTTTTTTTATTGCTTTCCCACGAAGGAAGGCAAAAAGAATAGGCTCAATAACTTTTAGCATTGTTTACGCTATATTGCTAAATTTATAGTAGCTCATTTTTCACACTAAGAGCTATAGCCTCTTCTTCTGGTCATAACGGAAGGGGCTATCTTCTTGGCTTTATCTCTGCAACAGCAAGCTCTACTTCCTTTAATCTATGGAATACCTCTTTCATGTCATCGTGCATATCATCTATTTTTGTCGTTAATAATTCTATAGCTGTTGTATTTCGCACAAGATCATCTCTTGATTGTCTACCTCTATAAGATATTGATCCCACAGATACAAAACACGCTGTAAGTAATGCTCCACCTGTTGCTGCTATTACCTCAATCACTTTACGAGTCCTCAATATATGTCTATTATGACAGAAAAGGCTTATGACAGCTAAGAAACCTAAAAATCTTTTGCAGAAATTAAAAGAGAAAGTAAGCGACAAAGAAGAACAATTTGAGTATATCTCAGTTGCAGTCAGGCTTTTGGTAGTTTTTTGGAGTGGCCTTCTTGTTACGAGCAACTACTTGCCTAAGATTCCCGGTATTACTACTGGAGAAAAACAGGATATAACATTTCCAGCCAGCTTACTTGCAACGGCACTTTCCAGTTTTGGTTTAGAGCAAGCTAAAAAAGGTAGCAAGAAAGACGATACTGTTGCGGAAAATCAGGGTATGGTGCAGACTATAAGGGTAATAACACCTATTAAAATAGAAGGTGCTGAAGTAATCGACCCTAAACCACAAAAATGAAAAAGCTACTTCCATTTATTTTTGCAGTTGCAGCGAGTCCAGCTTATGCCAATGTTACAGCTAAGTATGTAACCTCTGCACAAATTTCTATAGACTCGCCTTATGTAATTACTAATGCTGCACCATCGACCTACAGCATAAGCGGAAACAATGTCACCACATCTACAGGAACAGGTGATTCTGTTGTCACTAATGCTATTGGAGGACTAAATTTAGGCAGTTTAAGTAATGGTGTCCCAGCAGCAGTTAATACAAACAAAACAGTAACAACTGCTGGCTCTGCCTTCTCTTTCAGCGAAAGTTATCAGGCTGGAGATGTGACGCAATCTGCAATCACACCTAGTTCTGGAATAGCGACCTTACCTGTACTTGGAGGTCAGACTACAGTTATTTCTGGTGGTACTGCCGGAACTTTAGCCCTTACGAGTCTTAGCTCTGGAATCCATACCTGTACTGCTGGTGGAAGTGGTACTAGCTGTATTGGATCTACTACTGTCAGCATAGAAATTGACTAAACTCTGGCTACTGCTAGTATTTATATACCCGATTAAGGTTTTTGCTACTCCAGTAGTGCCTCAGTTCAGATCCGGCTCAAGTACGACTAGCTCGACTTCTGAATCTGTTATAAATGAGACTATAACTAGCTATCAGTATCGAACTGGTTATACATTTAGTGTTTCGGGTCACAATATAGAATCAACAGATATTAATGGTTACATCAACCCAACACCTACAAGTGTTAACGAGCAAACTGTTGGAGGAGTGAATTTTAGTTGGACTTCTTTAGACGGAACATCAACTCCAAGGTGGCAAGTAGCAGTCCCCGGCAGTTCCTTCAGTTTAGTCGAAAGTGTAATGGCTCCCGGCCTCGATACAGTCACAAATATAACCCGGACTATAACTACCTCAACTACAACAGAATCTACAAGTACGTTTGGGCAATAGCGATATTATTAAGTCCTGTCAAAACCCTTGCAAACACTACCGTTGCTAGTCCCCAATCACAAAGTACCGGAGTAGTTAATAATAACGCAACCATGATAACGCCATCTAGTCATCCACAATTTAGGATGTCGCAAGGTATTGTCTGTGCATCTCCTACTCTTACAATTACTCCATACATGACAGATGCGTGGTCATTTAACTTACCAAGAGAAACAGTTACTAGGACACCTATATATGACGAAGATACAGGAGAAGTTTTATATTATTCAGAAATTCCAAGATTTGAAAAAGAAAATTTTAATTTAAACTATGGAATCTCTGCACAAATAAGTGTTCCATTAGGCAAAGCTCCAAAGCTATGTTTAGAAGCAACAGAAATAAATATGAAAAATCAGAAGTTATTGACTAAAAAACTACAAATGGAAATGGAACTTTATAGGCTTAAAATATGTGGGGAGCAAGCAAAACTAGGAGTGCAATTTACAGGTAAATATACAGTTACTTGTGAGGGAATAGTAGTTTCAATACCTCCAAACCAAGTTGTGCCTCATACACACAAAATTGACGTAAAATCAAAAAAATAGCCCCTTCAGAATCGCCTGTAAGGGGCTTGTAAAAAAGTCTGCTTATGTTTATACCTTGTTAATTTTGCTTTTCATAGGTTTTTTACCAGAAAACTTTGTACCCTTTTTACCTATGGCTTTT